TTTTAAAAGGAATATTACTATGGGTATGAAAGCATTCTTAATGGAAGATGGCGACGGTCATGTATCTCATTCAAAATTTTGGTCTAATGTTGGTTATGCAGCTATGACTGGTGTATTTTTATATGCTGGCATACATGGTGTTTCAGTAGATCCCACATTATTGATGGTGTTTGGTAGTGTTGTAGTTGGTAATAGAACATTGAAAGTTGCGTTAAAACAATTTAAACCTGGGACATCAGATGTTACTAAATGAAATAAAAGATGAAACTCAAAGTCCAGAATATAAAGTCGCTTATAAATTAGGCACTAGTTGATTTTTTAAAACTCATCCATTTTTCATGGTTTCTAGGATCACCATGTTCTAGAAACCACTTTATCATATTTTTAAAAGATGTAACTGAAAACTTTAAATTATTATCAAGCATTAATAAATTTTTACCTAATTTCCAAGGTTTATAACCATTGATTATCCAAATATCATAAATTTTATCAAGTTGTGTCCAATTATATAATAGTTCACAGTTTTTAACAGATGGAACATTCCATGGCATTCTTCCATTACAGGGATGTTTGTTAGATTTAATCATAGCTTTAGAAATATTATTTTTGTGTTCTTGGGTAAATTCTGGTCGTTTTACTCCAATTTTAGCATATTTTATATTATTTTTATGTTCCTCAGATAATATTTTTCCAATATGTGATTTACTTATTTTTGATTTAATATCATCTGAAATATTTCTCCCTGTTAAAGTTTTACTTATTTTATCTTTGTGTTCTTGTGTTTTTGGTATTCCAAACATTGGACTATTTTTTCCGGAAATTCTATTAATATAATTAGATCTCATGTTATTATAAACTATAGATGATTTTAATATGTTTCCATTACAACATGTCATTTTCCATAATGCATATATTAATCCCTTTTCTTTTGGATATATTTTTGTAAGCATCCAATGTGCAATATAATGTTCTCTATTTGTTAATAATATAAGATTTGAATTATCATTGGTGCCGCCTAAACATATAGGGATTATATGATGTTTTTCAAAATATTTAGTGTTATTTTTACTAGAATGTTTATATCCTTTTTTGGTTTCTTTCATGTTATGCCTGACATCTTGCAATTTTGACCTACTTAATATTAACATATTATAATGATCTTTATAATTCATTTGAACTCCGTTATAAATACTTTAATATATTTATAACGGAGTTCAAATGCTTCCATTTTATTATGCAGAACAAATTAAGACAAGAGTAACAGATTTCATGGCTATCTTTGCTGGACTTCAGGTTCAGACTGGAAAGAGAGAAGATGGTGAGCAAAAACTTATTAATGTGCCCATTAGATATGGTGATATAGATAGAGTTGTCGCTTGGATAAAGACTGAAGCTACTCAAAATAAAGTATTACGTATACCTCTAATGTCTGCTGTATATAATGATATACAATTAGATGATTCTTTAAGAAAGGGTGTAAGTGTTGATCGTAGATTCAGTCATATGGAAAGAGGTGGCGTATTTCCTGATGATATTAAAGTAATTCATCAAATGATGCCTGTACCATATAGATTATTTATGGAACTTAGTATTTATACGTCTAGTACTGATCAACAACTTCAAATTTTAGAACAATTATTAGTTTTATTTGATCCTACATTAACATTACAGAGTGGCGATGGTACGTTTGATTGGACTAAAATGACTTCAGTTAAATTAGAAGGTATCGGTTTAGAGAATAATTATCCAGTTGGTACAGAAAGAAATATGAGAGTTGTTAAACTTCAGTTCTCATTTCCAATTTATTTAGCTATTCCAGCTAATCTAAGAGATGATTTTATTAAAGATATTATGGTTAGAATTGGTATGGTTAATAACGCATCTTTAACTAATGAAGAAATGATAGCAGATTTGGATGCTCAAGGATTAGATTATGAAAATTGGTTTAGTCTTGATGATATTAATATTGATGAGATCCAAGAATAATGTTGTTTAATATATACAAATATCACACTGAGCCTGAATCATTGGATAACTTTAATGATGCTGATATGAATATTGTTGATATTTTTTGGAATAAGTATAATAACAATGATAAAGAATTATTAAAACGTCGTAAAGCTATATCAAAATATCCAAGTAAAGCTACTTATTTTGCTCATTCTGTTTTAAATAAAGAAAGATTTCCTGAAGGTGAAGAAGCAATTGCAACTGATTATAAATCTTCATATCTGTATGCTAAATTTATTATAAAAGGTCCATGGAAAATGGGCGAAGAAGCTATTGCTAAAGATCCTGAGTATGCATATAAATATGCTAAGCTTATTAATGATAAATTTCCACCAGCGGAAGATACAATAATGGGATCTAGTTATGCTGGAGAATATTTACAACATTTAGAAGACATAGGTAAAAAGATATGGAAATAAAAACATTTAAACAATTTTTAATAGAAGCACCGTTGGGTATTGCATATCATGGTACTCCTTATGAAAAAGCTGCTCAACAAATTTTAAAAGATGGTGTATTAAAACCAAACTTAAGAAAGAATGGCGGCAATTTACAACCAATGGAAGGTCAAACATATTTTACTACCAATTTATCATATGCTTTAATTCATGGATTGGGCGCTAATATGGTTGGTCACAAAATCAATGATAACATTATAACTGGTGGTGAATATGGGTATATATTTGTTGTTGATAATTCTAAAATGAAAAATCATATACCTGATGAAGACATAGTTGGCGAAATTGCTAGAGATATTATAGATGATGAAGATTCTTATAATTTTACTGAAGATGAAATAGAAGATGTAATAGATTTAATTCATAAATCATTTAATAATTATATGGAAGAAGATTATGAACGAGAATTAGAAGAAAGTCCATATGAAAGATTTATAAACCATGAATATGAATTTTTCGCCTATGTTGGTAAATTTATCTTAAATAAGGCATCAAAAAGATTAATAATACGATTTAGACAAAATGCCGATCAATATTCTCATTCTGGGGATACTCCAATAAAAGAAGCTTATAAATTTAAAAAGAAAGATTCTGAATTTTTAGAAAAAGATGGATCAAATTTTAAACAATATGCTACTAAAATCAGATAAAACTTTTTAACACTTGTAATAAATAATATTAGTAGATATAACATATCACAATGTTGGCGAGATGCTCAAACTCGCACTGCGGCACAAAAATGAGTTTTAAGGATAAATCAAACATTACAAGGAAAATATTATGGCAAACTTAATATCCCCAGGTGTTAGTGTTACAGTAACGGATGAATCATTTTTCATACCAGCTGCAGCATCCACCGTTCCTCTTTTGTTCATTGCAACAGAAGATGAAAAACTACAGTCTGATGGATTAACTCCAGCGGCTGGTACATATGAATACGATGTTATTAGAACAATCACATCTCGTAAACAATTATTAGAATTATACGGTACTCCAAATTTCTTATCTGATTCATCTGGAAATCAATTCCATGGTGATGCTAGAAATGAATATGGATTATTTACTGCTTATAATTTCTTAGGAATTGGCGATAGAATCTTTATCATTAGAGCCAATGTAAACTTAAATGATGACATAATTGACGTTAGAGCTTTATGGAATTCTAAAGTACAAGATGCTACATTATTATTAGAAAATTTAGCTCAAGAATTTATTAATGAGTTTAATAACATTAATGGTTATATTCCTGGTGATGCATCTTCTGGTTATCAAGAAGCAAACTTAACTAACCCAATATTAGAAACTGATTTAGTTGGAGCTCCTGCTGCAACATATGATTTTCAAATTAATATTGATGGTGTAGGTGTTCAAACAATTAATGTTGTATTAGCTGGCGGCGAAACAATGTTAGATTTATTAAACATCATTAATACTAACTTAGTTGGCGCAAGTGTTACAATTGATACAGGCGATTTAAGATTTACATCTGACTCTGCTGGTACTTCATCAACAATAGCAATTTCTGCTGGTTTAGTATTAGATTTATTCGCTGCATTAGTTAACCCATTCTTTCAATTTGATACTGCAGTACAAGGTGCAATATTATTTAAAGAAACTGTTACAACATCTGAATTAATTTCATTAGCTAATGAAGCAACATCAGCTGAATTAACATCATCTGGATTAACATCTACAGCAATATTTGATTCATTCTCATTTAAAACTTTAGAAGATGAATTTTATGATGATGCAACTGCATCCCCATTAGATGTATATGCAGCTGGTTATGATCAACCTGCTTCTGGTACATATATCGGTTTTAACGGCTATGTTGCCGATTGGGCTGCTAATTCAATGGGTGCATTGGTACTTGATGAATTTTTACCTTCAGAAGCTGGAAATTTATTCATTGCTACTGCTGATGATTTTCAATATACAAAAGAATTTAAAAATGGTATTAGCTTAGGTGCTAATGATGCTGCTAGACGTGTTGCGATTACAACTGCGCTACAAGCTTCAGTTAATAGTAACCAAGAAATTAGATCTGAAAACTTTGAGTTCAACTTAGTTGCTGCTCCTGGTTATCATGAAGTTGCTGATGAATTAGTTGCATTATCTACTGATATTGGCGAAGAAGCTTTTGTATTGTCTGACACACCATTTGATATGACTTCTGCACAAACTGTTGCGTGGTCTAATACTACAGGTCGTCAAACTAATAGGAATATTGCTTATTATTACCCACATTCATTAGCTTCTAATATTGATGGACAGAACGTATTTGTTCCTGCTACTAGTACTGCTTTAAGAACAATAGCATATAGTGATGAAACTGCTGAATTATGGTTTGCTCCTGCTGGTACACGTCGTGGTTTAGTAACTGGTGTTTCTGATGTTGGTTATGTATCTGGTCAATTAGGTAGTCCAACTACTTTTGAAGCTTTACATTTAAACCAAGGTCAACGTGACGATTTATACAAATATTTCACTAACATCAACCCAATTACATTCTTCCCAGGTCGTGGAATTATAGTTTGGGGTCAAAAAACTTCTTCTCCTGATGCGTCAGCAATGGATAGAATTAATGTTGTTAGACTTATTATGTACATCAGACGTCAATTACGTAAAAATACAATGTCATTTGTATTTGAACCAAATGATCAATTAACTAGAGACAACTTGAAAGCTATGGTTGATGGTTTCTTAGGTGACTTGATTGTTAGACGTGGATTATATGATGCTGTTACTATTTCAGATGAATCAAATAACACACCTGATCGTATAGATCGTAATGAATTATATATCGATGTAGCTCTTAAACCAGTTAAAGCGGCTGAATTCATTTACATACCTATTCGTGTTGTTAATACTGGAGCAGATATTTAATATCATTCAGTTTTAATTTTTCACAATAAAAAAAGCCTTCTCACGAAGGCTTTTTTCGGTTTATAACTTATCAACAATATCATCAAATCGTTCGCCCTTCATATTTCTTTTAATAATTCTAGAATATTGAGGTACTGATAATAATCTTACTTTTTCATATCTATCATAATATAATTGAGTTTCTTCTAATATTTGACTAAACATGCCAATATCTGCAATATTATAACATTTTTGTATTTGATCTAACCGCCATTTTAAGGTACTATCTTTAAATTCCAACTTTAGCCTTCCATAATAATTTTATACGACGCACAGTTTCAAGAGTAAATTCGATGTCTTCAAGTGCATTGTGGGTTGTTCTTTCTTTTAAACCAATTTTCTGAAAGCCATCTTCAGAGTTATATTCTTCTAATAATACATTGATTAATGTAAATGTATCCACGTTCCTATTAGTTAAACTAAGTTCCATATCAAATTTATCAAATAATTGTCTTAAGAATGGAATATCAAAACCAACAAGATTATGACCAAGTGCGTGAATTCTTGTATTTAAAGGCCAATATTTCATAACAAATGTACCAATTTGAAGTACAGCTTCTTCTTCATCTATACCATTTATTTCTAAATATTCTTTAGATAATCCATGTACTGCTTCTGCTTCAGGAGACCATACTGATGTACCATTCCATTTAATTTCTAAATATAATTTATCAATAGCTTCATATGTTATAGCATCAGCTACTATCAAAGCTATTGATACTATTTGACAATTTTCAGCTGGATTGGCTCTATTAGTTTTACATATTGATGATGTTTCTACATCAAATGCTAGAAGTTTGTTAAAATATCCGGTTTTTTCGGATTGAGGTATTGACATATGTGGTTCCTTTTTAGTTTGTATTATTATAAATTTATACTAGATAGTTGTAAATATTGAGTTTTTATTTATCAATTTAATAAATAATATAAAGGATATTTTAAATATATGGAGAATGTTATATGTCAACAATTAATGATATAAGTATTCCAGGCATTGGTGCAGGGATATTACAACCTAAACAAAAACATAAATGGCGTGTTAGATTTACTGGTATTGGTGATTCACCATCTGGGCAAGCAGTGTCATTACAAGCAACAACAGTTGAGAGACCTAAATTGTCTCATGACGAAGTAGAATTACATAGATATAATAGTAAAATTTGGATTGCTGGTAAACACACATTTGAACCTGTTACTTTAACAATTGAAGATGATGTTACTGGTACAGCGTCTACTGTTATACAACAACAAGCTCAAAAACAACAATTCTTAATTGGAGCAGAAGGCCAATATTTAGCATCTGCTGCTGAAGGTAGTTTATACAAGTTTGCTACATATTTAGATTTATTAGATGGCGGCGATCAAGTTGTTGAAGAATGGGCGCTTGAAGGTTCATGGTTACAAAATATCGATTGGGGTGATTTAGATTATAGTTCTTCTGAAGCTGTATTAATTACTTTAACAATTAGATATGATCATGCTGTACAGAAAAGTGTTGCTACATATTCTGGACCTGGTGCTGCTCTTGGTGGTAACTTAGCATAAAATATTATTTTATTTTACATAAATTATAAATAATACTGTATGGACACGAATGGAATGGATTTACATGGATGTTTATAAGGATATAAAATAATATGGATATTATAAAGAAAGAGCTGAATAAGCTCTTTTTTTATGTGTGGTAACTTTTATAAATATTAATATGGCAAATGAAGCAGTAAATAAAGGTTTAGTAGTATTGGCTGGAATGGGTAAATCCATTAAAGAAGGCAATATATCAGCAGTTCCCTCAATATTTAGAGGTGCAGTATTATCAGCCGGTAACTCACAATTACTTGGCGGTGCTGTGTCTATTGAACAGGGAGGTAATGCAGTTTTACAAGAAGTAGGTATCAATCCTAACTTGTTAAGTCAATTTGGAATATCACCGGGACAAATAGTAAATAATGGCCTTAATATGGCTAAAAGTGTATTTACTGATGTCGTCAATGGTGGTTTTTCTTTAAATAGTATAACAGCTGCAGTTAAAAAACCATTTGAGGAATTAAGTGATTTATTAGGAAATTCTCCTGTTGGAACTGCAACAGCTGATGAATCTAAAAATCCATCTCCATATGCTGTTGATAAAAGTTCAAAATATAATCATCCAAAATTTAAATTTTTATTTATTGTTGAATTTATTTTTCAAGATGATTTTCAAACTGCGTTAGGAGAAAATGGTAACAATATGGCATTTGTGGTTAGAACTGCATCTAGACCTAATGTTAATGTTGAATATGAAGATATTAACTTATACAACTTTAGAACCAAAATTCCTAAATATACTGAATATCAGCCGATTTCAATGGCATTCTTTGATGATCAATCAAATCAAACTACTTCATTTTATAAAAAATATTTAGAATTATTAATTCCAAACATGTCAATACCCGAAGCATCGATTGATCTGTATGAATCCTCAAGCCTTAATTTCACTGATGATAAAGATACATCACCTTTCAGTTCTTCGTCACTACAGTCATTACCTGGTAAATCAGGACATAAGAATATAATCAAATCAGTAAGGTTATTTCATATATGGGGTTGGGGACAATATGTTAACGTATATAAATTCCATAATCCTAAAATTTCTGAGATAAATGTATCTGATTTGGATATGGAAACAAATGATTTATGTGAAATTCAGATTCAATTTTCATATGATGGTTTAAATATTGAAACAAATACTGCAGCTGGTAATAATATATCATTAGATCCTGGAAATCCAGATGCGGGAGGATATGATATTCCGGATTATTCTAATCCTCGTGGCCGTGGAGATTATCCATTACGTTATAATGGCGATAGTTCAACAAAAGAAAAAATGAATGGACCAACTGAAGAATTAGAACCTGAACTTAAAAAGAAAAGTTTAGATGTTATTGAAGATTTTACTAATCCTGATGCTCCTGATTCTGATTTTCTTGGTACTACCGGAGCTGAAGAAGGCGGCTTCTTCTCAGATGTTGGAGATTTTTTATCAGATGCTGCTGGTTCTGCTAGTAATTTACTTAATGATACAATAGCATCAGCTCAATCAGTTTTAGGAGATATTATGCCTAACACGAGTCCTCTTGGATCTGCCTTTCTTAGTACTATTGCTGATGTTGCATTATCCGGTGGTAATGTTTCATTTGAAAGTGTTATTTCAAATTCTATAGATAATGTAGATACTGAAACAAATAAATTACTTGATATTAAAGCTCAGTTAAATAATAATTCTCAACCAAACTTACTTGGATAATGGCTAGATTTAAACAAGGCTTTTATCATCCAACAAATAAAGAAAAATATATTGGAGATATTTCTAAAATATATTATAGAAGTAGTTGGGAATTAAAATTTATGCATTGGTGTGATAAACATACTGGTGTTATTAAATGGAACTCTGAAGGTATAGTCATACCTTATACTAAACCAACTGATCACAAACAACATAGATATTTTATTGATTTTTATTTAGAATATAAAAATAAAGCTGGTAAAATTATTAAAGAAATTATCGAAGTTAAACCATCATCTCAAACTAAAGCACCTCGTAAAAAACGAAATGGTAAATCCAATCTTTATGAACAAGTAACTTATGCTGTTAATATTGCTAAATGGCAAGCTGCTACAAAATGGGCTAAAAAACGTGGTATAAATTTTAGAATAATGACTGAAAAAGAACTATTTAGATAAATGGACACATTCCTTTTTCTTTATCATATAGCCAACATTTCATTTTACATGGAACATCTTCACATTCATCATCAAAATCAGAACAATATTTAACATTATCAGATTCAAGTATAACTTCTTCTTTTTCTTCAATTTCACACATCCTGTGGTACCAATCTAACAATTTTAAGATCACTAGGATTTACACCAGCAATAGCTGTACCATGACTTAATGCAGCAAATGATGTAAAAACTTCTATAACATCTGGATTATCAAATGTATATATTTTTCTATCATCTATAATATTGCACCCGAGATATTCACCAGTACTGATTTTTATAATGCTATAAAGTTCAATCATGCTACTTCCTCAACTTTAAAAGCATCAGCATATTCTAATTCATATGAAATAGCATTACCAATATGTTTTGAAAATTTACCAGATTTTAAAATACCAGCTTTATAATGTTCAGTTTCAGATTTACGAAATTCAATAATTCCACTAATCATTCCACTATCTGAAAACAAAACTCTAACTTTGTCAGATTTAACCGCTTTTACTGCTTTTAAAATTTTAGCTAACATTTGCAATACCTTTTAGGTAAGTTTTTAAAGTATGAATCTATTATATCATAGACCTAGCAAATGTACACATTTATTTTAATTTAAATCTATTTAGTGGAGAATCTACCAATCTGTACAAATCCCAACCAATCATGTTATCACAACCTGGACATTTAAAACCATAGTCATGTTGAATCATTCTAGACATGCTACTACATGTACAACAATACGGTTTCCAATTATCATACCATG